CGCCTGGTTCGCCAGACAAGCGGAAAAACTCCAAGCCCAACCCACCGCACAAATGCCCACTCCTTCCTGGTTTAAAATCCGCAACGCCGGCACCTCCGCCGAAATCTCCATCTACGAGGAAATCGGCCTGGGCGGCGTCACCCCCGCCTCCTTCATTTCTCAGCTCACCGCCCTCGGCAAAATCCCCATCACCGTCCGCATCAACTCTCTCGGCGGCAGCGTCTTCGATGGCCTCGCCATTTACAACCTTCTCCGCGATCACGTCGGCGGCGTCACCATCAAGATCGACGGCGTCGCCGCCTCCATGGCCTCCGTCGTCGCCATGGCCGGCACCCGCGTCATCATGTCGGAATCCGCCCTCATGATGATTCACAACCCGAACAGCGAAGTCGCTGGTGAAGCCTCCGACCTCCGCAATATGGCGCAAGTCCTCGACCAAGTAAAAAACTCCCTCGTCGCCGCCTACCATCGCAAGACGAAAATGGCACCCAACAAAATCGCCACGATGATGGACGCCGAAACCTGGATGTCCGCCCCGGAAGCGCTGGCGCTCGGCTTCATCGACGCCGTCGAAAAATCCGCCGTCGTCGTCGCTAAATTTGACATCTCCCGCATGCCAACCCTTCCCGCGAAATTTCAAAACCTTATGTCTGAACCTACCAATATTCCCGAAACTCCCGCACCTGTTGCAACTCCTGCAACAACTCCCACCAACGCCACGGCTGAAGAAGTCGCCGCGCTTACCACTCAAGTCGCCGACTTGCTCGCGCAAATCACCATCCTCATTCATGAACGCGACGATTTGGTCAGCCAGCTCGCCCTTGCTCAGTCAACCCTCCCCGTCGATCCTTCCATGCCCGCCGAACCGGCGAACCCAGCGACCGCCGAAGCCGTCGCCACCGCACAAGCGGAACGCGACACCCTCGCCGCGCAATTCGCCGCCCTCAACGAATCCGCTACCGCCGCGGCCATTGCTTACACGAACGCCAGCAAGCAGCTAGAAACCATGACCACCGCCCTGGCAGCTGCCAACGCCGCGACGGTCAGCGCCAAAGCCAACGCCGTCCGCCTGGAAGCCCTCGCAGGCCTCCGCGGCGTCACCGCCTCGAGCGCCGCCGCGCCTGCCAGCCAGGCACCAGCCACAGCCAATCCGCAGAACTTTATCGATACCCTGAACGGCCTCTCCGGCGCCGCTCGCACCGAGTATTTCCGCGCCAATTCCGCGGCCATCCGCTCCGCCAATCGATCCATTAAACTCCTCTAATTTGACAACCCGCAAAAACAAACTCTCCAACTCATAAACAAATCTCATGGCAACATATACCAACCTCGACAATGAAATCTTCGCGAACGCCGCTCTCCAGGCATTCGTCAAAACTCTCGCCCCTCTTTCAGCCTTCAGCCGGAACTTCTCCGCCGCTCCTGTTCAAAAGGGCAACACCGTCCTCGTCCCGCTGATCGCCTCGCTGACCGCCACCACCTTCGGCGGATCCTACGCCGTCTGCGGCGGCACCAAAACCGTCGTCACCGTTTCGATCAACCGTCACAAAGTCGTCGCCATCGGCCAAGACGATCTCACGGCCGCCGGCAGCTCCGAAGCCAACCTCATCGACTTCGCCTTCCAGCAAGGCCGCGCCCTCGCCATCGCCGTCATCCAAGACGTCTTCACGCTTTGCACTACCGCAAATTTCACCGCCCTCACCGCTGTCGCTTCGACCGCCCTCACCGTCTCCCAGCTCCGTAACGCTCGACTCCTCTTAAATCAGGACAACGTCAGCACCGAACCCCGCGCTCTCATTCTCGACTGCGTCCCCTACGACTCCCTGCTCTCGATCACGAACTTCGTTCAAGCGCAAATGTTCGCCGACAACAAGGTCCTCCAAGACGGCGCCATCTTCAAAGCCCTCGGCTTCAACATGTACGAAGTAAACAGCGTCTTCGGCACCGTGAACTCCGTCATGGGCTTCGCCGTCCATCCATCCGCCATCGCCATCGCCATGCGCTACCTCCAACCGCAGCCAGGCAACAACTACAGCGACGCCCGCGCCGTCGTCGATCCCGAAACCGGCATTACCTTCGGCCTTCGCGATCATTACGACAACAACACCGGCAGCCGCTACCTGAACATGGAAGCGAACTACGGTTACGCTGTCGGTATCACCAACGCCGGCCGCCTCATCAAACAATCTGACTAAAACTTGATGGAAAACGGCTGGCGTAGCGAGACGCCAGCCGTTCCACTTACCTTTTTGGCGTTGTCTATCTGACGCCGAAGAACTGGCCCGGCAAAACTCGCTTTTTGCCGGGCCTTTCATTGCAAAACCACCACCCCAAAAAATGACTCCACCGAAAATATCCCTCTGCATCATCACCGGCAACTGCATCGAATATATCGATCGCTGCCTTTCCTCCTTTGGCCCTTACGTCGACGAAATTATCGTCGTCCGCGCTATCGGCAACCAGCCGCCCGACGCCACTCTCGACATCGCCCGCGACAAATTCCACGCCATCACCGGCGAATACTTCAACGCCCCTGGCCACGAAAACTGGCCACACGTCGACAACTTCGCCGCCGCCCGCAACCTCAGCTTCTCCCTAGCCACAGGCGACTACATCCTCTGGGCCGACACCGACGACATCCTCGAATCCGGTGGCGAATTCATCCGCGAACTCGCCAACCGTGGCGGCTACGCTGCTTATCTCTTCCCCTATCGCATCATGGGCCTCGGCGTCCGCGTCCCTCGCGAACGCCTCCTCGCCCGCGATTCTGGCGTCTGGCAATACCCCGTCCACGAATGCTTCAAGTTTAAAATCGAACCCGTTCAAGCCGTCGAAGACCAAAGAATCGTCATCACCCACATGCCCCATTTATCGAAATTCGGCAGCAACGAACGCAACCTCCGCATCCTCGAAAGCATACCCGTCGAAGAAATGAACTGCGGCCAGCTCTACCATCTCCAGGGCGAACTCGCCGCCGTTGGCCGCCTCGATGAATCCGTCACCATCGCCAAAAAAGCCCTCGCCCACAAAGATCTCGGCGTCCCCGAAGAATACGAACTCTGGCTGAACCTCGTGAAGATGTCGAAAGACCCCGCCGAGAAAGAAACCCTCCTCCTCCAAGCCATGAAAACCGACCCCAGCCGTCGCGAAGCCTTCGGCGTCATGGCTGGACATTGTCTCGACCACGGCCTCGCCCCGCACGGCCTCGCCTGGGCGCGCATGATGCTCGCCCTTCCTCGCTCGGAAGCGCCCGACTGGAACGAACGCGGCGCTTTTTACGGCTACCTCGCCGAAGACATCCTCTGCCAAGCCCTCCGCTGCAACCGCCAATCCACCGAGGCCGAAGCCATCCGCCGCACCAGCCTAAACTCCGCTGGCGGCGCCACCATCACCCTCATCCACGCCACCCGCGGCCGCCCCCTCCAAGCCTGCCACACCCGCAAAGCCTGGCTGGATCTCGCCGACGCTCCCGACCGCATCGAACACATCTTTGTCTTCGACTCCGACGACACCGAAAGCCACGCCCTCCGGCGCATGCATCACATCGAAGTCACGACACCCGATCTCGGCTGCGTCAACGCCTGGAACACCGGCTGCTTTTACGCAAATTCCCAAGTCCTCATCCAAGTCTCCGACGACTTCCTCCCTCCGCCCCGCTGGGACACCGAAATCCTCGCCCGCCTCGGCGACGTCCACAAACCCGCCGTCCTCGCCGTCTCAGACGGCAGCCGCACCGACGATCTCCTCTGCATCGCCATCATGACTCGCGAATACTGGCTCCAAGACATGTTCATGTTTCACCCCTCATTCACCGGCGTCTATTCCGACAACTTCCTCACCGACACCGCCACCCAGCGCAAACAGGTCATCCCCGCGAAAGACCTCATCTTCACCCACTACCACCCCGCATTCGGCCTCGCCGCACCCGACGAAACCTATCGCCGCCAAAACTCCCCCGAACAATACGAGAAAGGTCTGGCCATCTATAAGCGCCTCACCACCGCCCCCGTTGGCGACTGGTCCACAATCCCCGGTTTTATGGATTACTGGCAATTCTACCGGGCCGTCGCCGCCAATCTTCGCGACGGCGACACCGCCGTCGAAATCGGCTCCTGGCTCGGCCGCTCCTGCGTCTACCTCGCCCAAGAACTCCAGCGGCTCGGCAAACATGTCGACATCATCGCCATCGACAACTTCCTCGGCGAAGAAAACCAGATCATCCATGAAGCCACCGTGGCCGCGCACGGCGGCAGCCTGCTCGGCGCCTTCCAAAATAACGTCGACCGCTGCGGCGTCTCCGACCTCATCACCACCATCGTCGGCGACTCCGCTGATTCTGCGTCCGCGATCCCCGACGCCAGCGTCCATTTCGCCTGGATCGATGCCGCCCACGATTACGACAGCGTCATCCGCGACATCCGCGCCTGGCTGCCGAAGATGGCACCCGGCTCTATGCTCGCAGGCCACGACGCCGCCTGGCACGAAGT